GTACGCGATCGATCTCATCGGTCGGCGCGCACTATCCTATCTAGGAGGAGGTCGTGCAGAACGACCGCATGAGAAGCTCGAGATGGGCTGGTTCCTTAAACCAGTTCCTTCGAGTGTTTGCGGCCGGGGTTAGTTCTGACTACGCGAGCCCAATAGTGGGCCCTACCTGGAGCATGCCGGGGTCAAAAGATGACGCTAGGTATGCGCTAGGCGATAAACTGTGGCAGTGTTGTGATCTCGATACTGTCGACGAGGAATTGCGAGACGCCGAAAGGCGCGCTTTCTTAAACTGGGGTAGCAGTTCGTGGAGGCCCCCGTGGGACATTCCTGTCACCGTGGGGGATTCACTTAAGCACCAGGTTGAGAAGATTTTAGTTGCGCATCCTGTCCGGCTTAACACCCGGGCGGCGGAGTCCGCTGATCGTTTCCTAGACTCGTTGTTCCGTTCCGTAAAAGGTGGTGAGCTAGTTCCCGTTAGTCTAGCTTTGGCTGCCACCTCATTTGACGACAGCAAGAGTCTCGGGTATCCTAGGTTCGCTAAGGACAAGAGCATGTTAGGCGATTATTTTGACGTCTCTCAGAGTTTCGCAGACCATGGCTTTCCCTTGGAAAGTGCGTTACACAATCCTGGCTTAGTTGGTGCTAGGTGTGTTCCGAGGGGTAAAGGTATGATGTCCAAAGCGAGATTTATAACCCAGTGGAGCAGGCTTCTGGCAAATTGGGAGAAAACTCTCTTTATGCCACTCTTTGATCGTTTGGTGCAGACACCTACCTTCTGTGCCTGGCGCGGTCAGGGTTGGACTGATAACGTTGTTACCTGCTTTATGAAGGCGGCACGATCCCCAATGTGGTCACTAGACTTCACGGGGTTCGACGCATCTGTGCCGTTTGAGGTTATAAACCGGGTCTTTAGAGTGATCCGATCCTGGTTTGTCTCGGGAGCCGGTCCCCTTGTGGACTTCGTGCAAGCGGGGTTCGTGGGGAGTGGACTCTTTGTACCCAATCGCTACATAGACGGTAGTGAGAGGCGAAGAGGGGTCCCATCAGGTTCAGTCCTTACGAATCTGATTGACAGTCTAGTTAATCTGTGGGTTATGGAGTACTCAGCCGTGCTTAATAAAGCGCGTGTTGAGATGTCCCTTGTCAATGGGGACGATGGGGTTTACACCTTTAGTGGTAACCCTAACTTCAATAGCCTAGCGGAAACGCTATACTCCGAGCTTGGTATGGTCGTTAAGATGGAACCCCACAAGAATTTAGTCTCACGCAATCGGGTTATGTATTTACAGATGCATCACTCTAAGATGTATGAGATTGAGGGCTTGTATGCGGGGGTTCGTCCAATCTTTCGTGCGTTTATGAATACAACTGCGCACGAGCATGCCCCAGCCGGTAAGATTGGTTGGTGTAAGAAGTACAACGCGTACCGGGAGCTACAGCAGGTTAACAACTGTGCGAATCATCCCAGGTTCGACCAGGCGTGTATCATGCTGTGGTATGCTGATGACTATATTCGGGAAGCTCTGGATAAGATCCTTAGGGGAGATCCAGAGGTGGTCATCGCGAACGCCCTCTTAGACGTCGGGAGCGGGGAGCGAGGTAAACTTCCCGTCAATGACCTATCATGGAGTCCCGTGGTCAGGCGCCTTGTCGCAATCCGGGCTAATAAGCTCGTCTCTTGACTTCCGACATAGGACTCGCTTACTAAAGCGTGTCTAGTGGTCGCTATAGGAGGAGTCTTGCAATGTCGTTTAGAAGTTTCATCCAACAGATAGGTACTGGTCGACAGAACTACCGTGGTGGTTTCTTTCCGTGGTTGGCGCCTCAAGCGCCAGCTGGTTTGGACTGGCATCCGCTCCGGGGATGGTTCCGTCGCCCGTTGTTCGGGCCTCAAGACACGTTTCATGAATCAGAGATGAATCATGAGCGTGACCTATCTAGTTTCGATCCCGCTGCCAGTCCATTCGACTCCGGTCCAGTACGGGGGCTAGACGCGTGGAATGAGGCTATGCGAGAGTTCCGTCCATTTGCTGAACTTGGCCACCTGCCACATGGCGATCTCTTCACTGAGATGTCATCAGGTGCCTCGGGAGCGATTGGTGAGGGCTTAAGTGGTGGCGGCTCCTGGGCACCCACTGAAAATGAGTGGTCAGGGGGTGGGGGACCTTCGGACATTTCAGTCTCCAACGCTCTCGGGTTCAGCGGTGACCTTGAGGGGGTCTCTGGCGGGTTAGTCAGGGATTATACAACCTATCGCATTGGAGTGAGGATCTGATGTCACGTAGACGAAGTGGAGGGGGTCGTACCCGCTCCTCCGATTGGGTCATTTCGGCTTCCGGTACTGACGCCACTGGCGCAGTTACCACTCCTGTCAACTGGGGAGGGCCGGTTCAAACTGTTGGGGCTGGTTCTCAGAACCACTTCCAACCGGTTGTTCTTGCCCCTGCGATTACTGCGTCAAACGCGGTACCGAGTATTGGGCAGGTCGACATTATTGGCCTCGACTGCACGTTTCAGATTAGTTCTGTTTCTGCAGCTGGCTATTATGTCGGCGCCGCCTGTCTATATGTCTCTGAGTATAACACCTCGCAGACAAAGTGGGCAGTTCGGTCCCCGATCCAGCCGACCGATGCTGCCAGGGACGACAACCTGCACATCATGGGATTCGCTTTCAATGCCCCCTTGGCGGCGGCGGAGACAAATGCTTTCTCGCTGAAACTAAGGTTACTTCTCCCATACGCGATTCGTCTCGGTGGGGGCCAGGCCCTGCACTGTTGTCTTGACAACGGTGTTTCTTCGGCGGGTAATATTTTGTTTACCCCGTTCATACGCGCTCGTATCGCGCGTCCGAGCTAAACTCCT